AGCCGCACAGAACCTGAAGAACTAATCGTAAAGCTCGGATACTGAACGATGTAATTTTGTAGAGGAACTTCTCGCTCCTTTACATCAGGGACGTTGAAATCCGAAACTTTCAGGCCGTCAACGAATGCAAGCGCGGCCTCAAAATCTCTTTGCAGCAGGCAGGTGTAGCGCGGAATGCGGAAGCGTCTCTTGAGTGCTCGGTAAACAAAGCTGTAGTTCTTGTTTCCAAACAGGGCATGAGTTTTGCGCATCACGCGACTGGAGAGCTTGTACTGTTGCTCGTTGGAGATCAACGTGCTGTCTTCATGTTGCACGCTTTTTTCGTACAACTGAGTGCGCAGTTGCTCTTCCATCTTGTTGAAAGCATCCAACCATGCGAGTTTGAACTGAAGAGCTTTCTCACCAGTCCATCCCATGACAAGCAAGGTGAAGCCGTCTCGTGTCATTCTGTAGGCTTTTATTAACTTTGACGGAGCGTTCTTCAGGTTCGAGGCAATCTGAACTTCCGAGGCTCCAAAAATGGAGGCTCGAGAGGAGGGAAGTTTTTCTATGAGATTCTCAATGTCACGAACAACGTGGAAATGATTCTTTCCAAAATACTTGGCAACATCAGTAGAAAGCGCGGTTACGTGATTATTAATAACAGAAACGATAGGCATTAAAGCCATACTTGCCTGAGTAGTCATTGACTATCTCCTTATCAACTATTTTGAATTTCGCCATTTTTGAGATGGCGCCCAAGCGCTCAAAACCTGTGATAAGTCAGGCGGGCATATTTCCGCGAGGGTCTTGTATTAGCCTCACGCTCGGGCATAAAAAATGCCGCTACTATCGGGGCGGATGTCTACCGCTTATCACAAGTGTTTTGAGCACTTGCGGTAGGTATAGACATAATCGATTTCGTTTGTAAAGCTATCGTTATATTCCCAAGGATAAGTTCTGTGCCGCCCTTTTGTAGTCTAAGACTTTAGCCACAACAAAGGAAAAGCCCCCATTTTTTTGAGTTACTTCAAGTTCTACTTTCATTTGGTCCCCAGCTCCGAACAGTATCCCTCTGTCCCTTACTCTAGACAGGAAATCTTCATCATGTATTTTTGCCTTAAAACTTGGCATATTTTCAGCCTTTAGGTCCCAAGCGGCCTCACTAGCAAGCCTTGGTCCGTCAAGGGTAACCCATACCTGTTGTTTCATAGTTTCCCCTTCTTCGTTTTCAAGTATCTCTTTATCTATATCGTCTACTTCATTTCTATTAATTTCAATCAATAACCCATTCGAATCTTCTAACTTTAAGCTGTCTGCCTCTTTATTTTTTATTGGCGAGCAAAATTTCTTAACTGATTTATTGAAATTCTTATCTGTATATATTTCCTTGGCAACAAAGCCAATATTGCAGTTGTTGAATGTGACATTAAATGTTTCTGAGTCTGGCACTTTTTCGGCATATTCTTTTTTTAGGCGTAATAAATTTACTAGCATATCCACTATGTCCTTTGCGCTTGATATGATTTGCGGAGCCAGTAAAGGAGTCAGGGCAAAAGCTGTAAAAATTAACTCACTAATTACGCTTCCTTGTTTTAGTTCAGCACTTACTTGTAACGTGCTTTTATTAGAGGGAAGGATCTTATTGGATATAAGTTTTAAAGCAGAGTTAAGACCCAGCAAAGAGGTTGCTAACTCATCAGCCTCTATTAGGTGAGTTTCAAGCTTAGGCCCCTCAAAATGCAAGCTGAATTTGTAAGATTCATCATTCATACCAATCTCCTGTGGGATTTTTTCTCAATTTTAATCGTCGATGAATGTTACAGGCAGCATTAACTTGTTTGGTAAAGAAGAGCTCAGATATTTCGATCAGTTCTCCAAAAGAAAACCGCCCGGAGGCGGCTATTAGATATCTATCTTTTCCCATCTCATCAATTCAGGATCGGGAAAAGGAGCGTCAAAATCAAACAACTCACAACCGTGACCACCAAAAACAAAATCACCGTTTACATAAGTCAGGATTTCATAGAACTGCTCACCAGTCTCGGGATTGTTCAAAAGCACAATGATTTGTTCTAAATCCTCGAATTTATGATTTCTAGGATTGTCAGTGTTTTCAAGTTCGAGTTTCATTTGTTGTTCTCCGGTTGATATGGGACGGGAAGGGATCTGAATGCAACGATGAGTCTGTCGTCCTGGTTCTCCCAGGAGTAATCGATTCCTTCTTCAAACGTGCGTACAAATGATCGTATATCTAAATTTCCGTCTTCATCCTGCGTAAGCCACTTTTTCCCGTCAACAGGGGGTGTTACAGTCGGATATGGGTTCCAGTCGTCTGGGTCGTATGCGCGAACTCGTTCTATTTTCGATTTACTGACCGATATACATCCCCATACCGCACTTTCGCCGGGATCGCTTTGAAATTCAAAGTTTATAGTCTCGTTATTGTTGTCATACTGTTCTCTTATTGCCTCCTGGACATAATTTTTACCGCAAAGAACGTTTATAGCGGTTCCAATATCGGGGTTCTTAAACTTATATGTGCACTTCATTGTTTTCCCAAAAAGAGAAGCCCCGCTTTCGCAGGGCTTATTAGTTATTGCTGAACATCCGAGGATTTCTCGGTAGTTGGTTGTTCCTGAGTAACCTCGCCATCTTCGATGTCTTTGAAGTCATCGACCGAGACGGCATTGATGTCGATCACGTCCTCAGGCTTAATTTCTTCTCCGGCCTCGCGTTTGGCGTCAACGTTTGCTACCTGCAGCGCTTCGATAGAAACAGGGAGGTACTTGAATAGACGACGGATCACTGTTTTCAGAGCCATCTGTTCGAAGTAACTGTTCCAGACATTCTTGGATTTGGCTTTAGCTTTGACCGCCTCAACTTCGGCTCGGCTCATAACTTCGAACTGGTAGCCACCACCGCGCAGATTTGCGATCGCGTAGACAAACGTGATCGGTTTTTTGATGCGGTCGGCCTCAACACTTGGGATATGGTGGATGTCCGGATGCAGGCCGAGTTGATAATTAAAGTCGTCACCTTCGTGTACTGCGAATGCAGACAAAGACAAAACTTGTCCGGATCGACGGGCTAAATCAATCATTCCGCGGTAGCCAAGAATTAACTGGCACTGGTTACCATAGGGAACGAGATAGGCTTGGCCCAGAGCTGAGCCGGGCTCAAGTCCCAACTGAGCAGACTGCATGACCGCTCCCAAGAAGGAAGCCGGAGTCGTGTTGAGAAGGGCCGGAGTTTTCCGGACTTCGGTCGCGGCGATTCTAGCCATGCGATCAGCGCTCAAGTGTTTCGGAACCGCTAGCGCTAATTGTTTCTTGAACTGGTCGGAAAGAACTTGCTGCACGATAACAGGGGCTTTCGTTTTGGGTTTTGCTACTGGAGCAGAGGGAGCGCCGACAGCGGCGGCGAGTTGGTCAGATGTAGACATACTATTTGGCCTATAAAAAAGCCCCTCGAATTGAGGGGCGGTGTTTATGAATATAAAAATAAAGCCCTCCGTGGAGGGCGAGAAATTAGTGGATTTGCTTAATAGGGTCGTTTTCCCATCTATCTGCTAGATGTTCTAAGTCTTGATATAACGTTTTTATCTGGGTCTGTTTTCTTAACTCGTAGACGAAGCCGGAAGCTGCCTCCCATGTTTTTAAAACAGAATGACAGCAAAGTTGCTTGTAGAGTTCTTCATCAAAAACTCCGATTCGGATTCCGACCGCAATAAACTCTAATTGGTTAAGAACGGATAGAATGGCGTCCTTTTTCGCACTATCTGGAGAATTTATTTCGTTGGCGAGGCAAGAAGAGTTGTCGCTTTTCAACGCTCTGACTATTTTCGAATCTTTTATGTAATTTGGATCGCTCTTTTGGGCTATTAAGAGATCAATAATCGCTCTTTTTCTGGCTTGTTCCTCTGCTTTTTCGATTGCTTTAACTGAGGATTCTTTGTCGGTTTTCTGTTTGCTGACTGCGACAATTACGGTAATAGCCGAACAAACCACAGTAAGAAACATAAAAACGGATTGAATAACTGGTATCCAATCCGTCCATCTGAGTAATTCAGGATCAGGGTTCATTAACCGTCCCAACCTTCTCTATATTTCATAGTTAGCTCCTTGATAAAGACATTCTATTGCACAGAATCGACTTTAAGAATAAGTGCAAATACTGTTTTCGTTGTGTAAGTGACCTCAAAGTGGTACCTAGTAGTATCAATCTTATTGAAAGATGCTTAAGGCTCCTTTAAGGATTCATTTATTTACAAACAAAAGCAAAAGAATGCAACATCAAGCGCAGACGCGCATTACACGAGTTGAGGATTCCTTGAGGTAGTCGTAGTAGTCATCCAGATGGTCTTCCCGGAAGGAATCCGAATCGAAACGTTTTGAGGTTTGAGTTTTGTAGGTGAGGACTTTCTTGCCATCGAGAGTGAGAATCTCGTTATCCTTCATGCTTATTGCAATTCTGGTTTTGAGCGCGTCCTGCTGCTTTTTAAGCTCCTTAATTTCACCAGCAATACGTGCATACTCACCATAATCAATAGCAAGCTCACCCTGAGCTTCCACAGCTTTTCCATTGCTTTTGCCATATAACTGAAGTACATCGTCAATGTTGATAGGATCAGGCGGGATCTTCTTCAGAACGTTTTCGTTCCAGAAGCGGGAACACTTTTCTTTGATCACTTGAAACACATCCGGGCGAGCATCTACCCAGTACATCCGGAAATCAGATCCTCCGATTAGAACCGCGAGATACATTCCTTTGAGCTTCAGAATGCCGCAGTACCATTGAATCTGCGTTTCGTAGTAAAGCGGGATCACATGCTCTGTTCTGAGGTTGTTCTGTTTGATCTCGAGCTCTTGACTTGGACCCCAAAGGTCAGCGGTAAAAGCGTTCGCTGTTTTCGCCTCAAACGCTACATCCGTGTTGATGATGCGCTCAACACCCGTGATATTTGCGTAGCGCTCAATTTCTTCGACATCAAGCAACGGTCTGACTTTTTTGGCGATCTCCCGATTGATAATCGCTCGGTCAATGTTTGCAATCATCCAATCACATTCTGGATCAACGAACTGGTGAGTGACTTTTTGAACCTTCATGCCAGTTCGTTGTTGGAATTCACGGGCTACCGTATCCTCAAGTACCGTTCCCCAATAGGCCGGTTCGGACATCCCCTTGTCTTCAGAAAGCCCGAGCTTATCGTTCCAAACGTCCAGCGGCGTCTTCCATGGGTTCAACCCAAGAACCGCTGCAACGTCCGAACCGCCGATGCCTGTACGCCGTCCCTCTAACCAGGCGGCTCTTTGTTCGTTAGTCATTTTTTCGGATTCCTATCAATAAAAAAATCTGTAAATAGTGCTGAAAAAGGGGTCTGCGGGAGGATTGGTGTTTTATCGTTTCGCAGGGCTAATTCTTCTTCGCGTCTTTTGCGATACCATTCTTTGCTCTGCGCAACCCTCTTTTCTTTGTTTTTTGCGTAGTACTCGCGCTTCAGTTCTCGGTTGCGCTGTTTTTTACGCTCTGCGTCAGTGATTACCGCCATTCGTTTTTCTTCAAAAATTCGTCAAACAAAGGCTCAATTTCAGGATGCCTTTCATCCTCCCCAGCTTCAGCAAGCTCGTTGATCCGTTCGTCACAGTAGCGAGGGATGTATTTCTCAAAGAAATTTTCAACCAGGCGCTCATATTCGGCTTGCCGTTTTTCTTCCTGCCAGCTCAGTTGCCAAAGGTCACCAGGGCCAGGACACGTTCTCGGAGTTACA